TATTTTGCTTCATCTGAACCTTTTCCTGTACGCCTTGTAGCATCAATTGAATAAGCTTCTTGGCCCGGGCCGGAGTTATCTACATTTGCAGTTGCTGTACTTCCTTTACCTACTTCTTCATATTCTCCACTAGTAGCATTCCATTTTGTTTCAACACCTTCTTTCTTTTTAGCATAAGCAGCTTTGGCTTGATCCATTGTAGGAAAAGCTTTTGTACGAGGTTGAGTAGAACTTGCTACAGGAGTATTTGAACCAAAACCTCCGGCTGAAGAAACAGTATTCTGTGCTCCAGGTTGATACAGTTTATCTATCTCAGATTGAGGAGCATTCATTCCAATACCTTGGTTATTGGTTACCCATTGATTAGGACCTTTAGTATAAGCAGAGTTTTCCCTATTTCCCATTTGCTCTTTGGTCATAGGCGTAAAGCTTGCTTCTTTATGACCAGCTTCTCCTGGGTATAAATTACCTTTAGGGTCGTAATGTACATATTCATATTTACCATAAGCCTTTTGTCTTTCTCTATCACCTACCCAATTAGCATCACCTCCCCAGTTCTGGTTTTCAGTTGCACCGGGTTTTATACCACTTACTGAACCAGGATACTCTTGACTACGAGCTTGCATATCGGCTTGTATTGCACCGGCTCTATTGTAATCAAAACCACTTTGCTGTGCCATTTGTTTTTGAAAATCCTGATTATGCTGCCAGTTTCTTACATATGTTCCGGGTTGGTGAGACATTGCAGATTGATACTGATTCCACTGTTCCCTTTCTTGATCTGTAACAGGTTCCTGATAATTTCCTACTCCCGGTATATTAATACCATTAGCAGCAAAAGGTAAATCAGGAGTACTTTGACCAGGCATGTAATCAGGCATGTCCATCTTCTGACGATTTGTTTTTGTCATTGGACGGTAGTAAGTATACGGAGAAGGCGGTACATGTGTAATCATAGAACCACCATCTGCAGCATAACCAGAAGCTATTGCACCAAAGTACTTACGTTGTTTCTCACTCAGAGGCTGACCATGAGGAGGATTGTGCAGCATCTCACGAGCTTTTGTCGGAGAGATATTACCGCCATCTTCAAAGGATGCCTGGCTACCATAACCATAATTACCGGTAGTAACTGCTGGCGGTAGAATGTTTTGATTCTTCTTGGCCGGCTGAAAAGGCATTGCCCCTGCGGTCATGGCAAGGCCACCTGCTATTACATCTGTAGTACCAATACCTTGACCTGTATTCCATGCATTATCTTTTGCAAATGGATCCCAAGTTTTTTTACCTGCACTTATTTTTAGTTTATTTTTATTATTACCCTTTTTATTTTCTTTGCCTTCAGGTTGTTCTATTTCAGTATCTTCTTTAGGTTGTTGCATTGGCATACCAGGTATTATCATTTTTTGATAATATTTACCATCTGGTCCTTTTTCTACTATATGTTTTTTACCTTCATGCTGTTGAAACATACCTGTAATAGGCATAGGATTATCAGGAGATGAACCATGTTCACCAGTAGGTTTCCTAGCTTTTTTAGAAATCATTTTAGGTTGCATAGGTGCTTGTACTACAGGTTGTACATTTGAATTAGTAGGACGTTCCATTTCTGAATCTGCTCCTCCTTCATTTTGTACATTAAAGGTATTTGCACCAGTAAAACCATCATCTGCCATCATTATTCCATATTTGGCCTGTGGATAAGCTTTAAAGAAGTGCTCATCTGTAGGATACTTATCATATAGTTCCTTTTCAGATTTAACTCCGGCCATTTTGAGGAACGGATGTAGTGTTGCTTTCTTTTTCATATTAATAATTTTGTAACCAGTTCTTTGTTAATTTACCACCGTATTTTTTATTATCTCCTTGAGACATTGCTGATTTTAAAGCACCCAAAGTAAATCCTGCAGGTAAAAGTCCCCATGCTTTGTGTTGATCTATAAGTTTTTGCCAATCAGATGCAGGATATCTTTGTGCTTTTTCTACAAAATCTTTTGGAAGAACAAATTCTTGATCATGAAGACGAGATAAACTTTTAGCATCTTCAAAGTTAGCAACATTATATTTCATTGCTTCTGATTTTGGTAAATCATATTTCAATATTTCTAATGGTGTATTATCAGGAGCATTAGTTGTTTCAGGATCTAAATAAAAATCTAAGTTTTTTGGATTTTTATCAAACCATTTGCCATGATATTTATCCCTAGCTATAAAATCTTTTTCACCAGCAGATAATTCATATTTTTCAGGATCTGAAAGCATTTCTAAATTAAGTTGATTTGATAAACCTAATTTTTGATTTTTTGCTTTTTCTTGAAGATGCCATAGCATATTTTTATCTGGGTGAGTTCCTACGCCTTGTACTCTATATAGACTAACAATATCTTCAGGTACTTTACCAGGGTTATTAGGGTCAAGTCCAAAACTCTGCAATATTTCTTGTTGTTTATTCAATGCAGGTACTTCTACTAGTGTAGCAGCTTTATTTCCTGTAGCAGGTGTTATGGAGCCTGGGTGATTAGGGTATGGTTCAGAAAATGGCTCATGTGCTATTACAGGACCTCTTGTAACACTTTGCCAGTTATCTGCTACAGAAGAATATGGGTCATGTGGAGCTACATTTGACTCACCATATAGTACAGGTTTTTTACCAAATATATTTTTTACGTAAGGTGCCATTAATTCCTCACCTATCCCCCATGCAAGTGGTTCACCAAGAGCAGATAGATATGGCGTGTAAGAGTTTTGTTGCTGTGCACGAAGTGGTGCTTTTGCAAGGTTACCTGCCATTCCGGCAACCCATACACCAGGATTCAAGTTGTCAATTACATCAGTACCAACACGAAATACCCTTGTTTGTAAATCGGTACCCATGTCATCAAGACGTTGTTGAGGTGTCCTACCTGTCTGAGGATCTGTTTGCCAATATTCAGGATTTATAACAGATGGATTTGCATTAAATCTATCTCTTGCATATTGTTCTTGTAGCTCTTTTCTTGTTTCTTTATCTTTTGCTACTTCTTGTTTTTTCTTGTTTGCATACTTTTTATCTTCTGCTTCTTTTTTAAGTTGTACTTTACCTTGAGGTGTAGCAGCAAGTTGCATTACACGTTGATTCTCTCTATATTGCTGCAACATAGCAGGGTCCATATCTTGATAAGGAGAAGGTTTATAGTTGGCATTTGCTTCTCTCAATTTAGCAAGATCAGAAGATGACCATCCATTTTGAGCAACAGGTACCTCAGTTACATAATCAGCATGAGGAAAGTAGTACTCACCACCTGGATGCATCATGATGCCTTTGCCGGCAGAAGGGTAGGCCATTACAGGATGCTCTACATCCTGCATAGTTATCCTGTTGCTTGGGATAGTAAGCATCGGCTCATTCTTATCTGGAGAGTTCTTCTTATAACCCTTGCTTGATATTTTAGTTCCTGACTGAGCCTTTACTCTTGGTGAAGCTGGTATCATCAAAGGGTCATCAGTAACACGATTGACATCTCTTACCATGGCTATTTGTTCATCAGTCATATTTGGCATATTCTGACCATACTTAGCTTTAGTAAGTTCATCCCACCAGTTACCTATAGCACCTCCATTTTGTTTTTTAGGCAAAACAAGTTTTACATTCTTTTCTTGATCTTGAAAATACTTTTTTAATTTATTAACTCCACCTGCATTTTTTACATTTTGAGGAGTAGCATAAAATACATCTTGATTATTTTCAAATCCCCATTTGCCACCAGGATTATCAGGAGTAGCATACATTGATTCATTTGAGAATGTAATATGGTTTGGTTTTTTATAAGTATCCGGAGCATGTCCTTCTGGACTATTAGCAAATTTCCAAGCTTCTTCAGGATTATTTGCATAGAAGGTTCTTAAATCATATCCTGAAGTATCATTTTTACTTTTAGGTACTTGTTTATAATATTCCTCAAAAGAAATATTTTTACCATTCTGTGCATATTGTTTTAACCAATTCTTTGCCATTAGCTAATCATGTTTTGAGTCTTAGCGACTATAAATTTACTAATCATTTTGTAAGCCATTGACACCCTATTTGACATTTGCCTGATCAAGGTATCTTTGGCCCTGAGAGGATATTTTTGAAAACTCTTTGTTGAGTAATCAAAGTTAACCTGATTTAATGTTTTATTACCTAATTCTGGTGTACAGTTATTTGTCCATTGTGTAAGGTTAGGACTCTTCAGATTATTCCACAACATATTGTAGGAATACATGTGGTCCACCTTTGTTACAAGGATATCTATAGAATCCGGGTTGTATTTAGGATAACTAAAGTACTGGGCCCTATTATTAATATCCTTTGGTACAAGGTTAAGTAACCCAGTAGATGCTTGTTTATTGTAGACAATTGTCTGCGTGTAATAAACTGTTTCATCCGGCTCAATATAGATACCCTCATCATTGTATTTTAATACAGTCATGTACTCCTCTACATATTGCAATAGCTGATCAAGGTATTGATAACTGAATGGATACTCTATGATGTAAGGATAATCCTGACCATAAAAGTTATTGAACAATGTAAACGTCTGGTTGTGATTCCATACAGTACAAGTGTCATCATTCTTACCTGATTGAAAAGAGACACTGTTCTGAACATAGAAATTCGGGATGTAAGAATGCCAACTTATCCAGCTATTAGATAAGAAAGAGAAACTGATTGTCCAACTTTTGTTGCAGAAATACTCTGGGTCACCAAGCTGTACAATTACTTTTTGTAGGGTAGTTTGCGAGTGTAATTTTACGTTTTGTGTAACTAGTTCCTCTATGTAAAAGTTAGCACCATCGTACATAACTCCGTCATATGGAGTATAGTCAATTTTGGTTAACATTAACCTCTTATAGTAATCATCATACACACCATGTAAACCACAGCCATTAAAATGATTATCAATAGGATACGTTGGAAAATATTTTATAATGTTAAATGGTAAATTATTTTGAAACCATTTTGCATTGTGGTATTTTTCATTTGAAAGCTCTTCGATTGCTGTACCTCTAACTAAGATTATCTGACCTCTCATTGCATCAGCAAAGATGTGACCATGCTCTGTTTGCAATAAGAACTTGTGCTGAGTACCTGCATAACCAGAATCAGACATATTGAAGTCAATTGGTTGAGTACCGGAGAATAGTGCACCGGTACCAAGAGCTGCATTTATAGCCGTAGTTTCAATAGTAGCCTGGGCGTTATATAACTGTGTATGGTTTACATATCTTACCATTACAGCTCTGGATTCCAGTCTATCTATTGCAATTAAAGATCCAAACGATTTCGGGAAGTCAAAGGTATTTGCCGGCTTATATACGAGCCAGTTATTTCTTGTATCCTCCATGTCAGATGCTTCACTCCATACAGCTCTGTTATTATAAGTGATGTAACATTGTTGCCCAGGTTCCCAATCAGGTCTAAGGACAGTAAAAGCAGTTTCATGATTTTGTTTACTGTAAGTTTTATTATATGTATAAGTGTTGTCAAATGCAATAGGCACATTGGTTTCCTGTACCCACTCATCTGGAATATCGGTAGCCACATTAGGATAAAAGTTACCTTCTCTGTCATTATATGCTTGTCGCATATCTACGTTTACCTGAGACTCACAGAAGTAATATGGGATACCATATGCGTATAAATATGCCATACCCTTTTCATAGATGTCATCATATTGGTAGTAATCAAGATTAGTTACCTTGAGGCCAACAGTAGTGAGCAGGTTGCTTGTAATCAGTCCTACAAATATTTCCAATATCTCTAAGACAAGTACAGGTATGATTACTATAGTTCCAACCATTGCTCCTAATACAGCAAAGTAATTTGTAAATATATTATTGCCGGGTGCTCCTATATTGTTATATAAACCATTTAACCAGTTCAGACTATTATTTAGATTTACTAAGCCTCCATGCAACAATGGATCTGCTACAAATGGAAGGTTGCTAGTAGAATAATACCATATAGGATAACCTACGTTGCCTGTATTTGTGTAGGCCTGAGAAGTATTGTTTGGATCAGCATCTTGGTTGTAATCAATATCAAAACCATCTGGCTTATCAACTGTTGACTTTAAATAGAATGGATGTTTTATCTTGAGTGCAAACAAGTTAATAAAGCAATCGCCACCATAAACAATTGGGTGGTCATTTATAGGATTACCTTGAGTGTCAAAGAATGCACCAAATGTACCGGTGTCAATTGGCCTGTATGAAAACACTTGACCGTATTGACCAGGACGTATTGCTTTAATTGAACCATAGTATGCTGATATTGGTTCATAGAAAGGTGTTGAACTTTCACGCATGCCAACTTGCGATGCAATCTTCCTTGATGTATCTATAGGTACACCAAGATTCTGTCCATTGGTATTAACTTGCTGATGAGGATATAACATACTACCGGCTATAGAAACATATACAGAAGATTCTCTTCCTGTATTATTGATAGGATGAACATCTCCAAATGTTCCTTGTAGACCCGGTGTGATGTAACCACCATACTGAATAAACCTGATTTTGTTTCCTACGTTTTGAGGTATAGGAGTAGATTGTGTATAATAACCTACAGCGTTATACTGCCATCCATAATTATAATATGGAGATAGTTTGTCCAGTATGTCCAACATATTATTATATGTCGGGAAGAAGTTTTGAGGATTAAATGTTGGTCGGATATCTACAGTAGTGGTTGTATCAGTAGTAGTTCCAACCGTTGCAGAGTTACTTATATTTATATCAATACCAACAGTAGACACAAAAGCTGCAGCAAGTGCAATCTCTAGTGCATTTATAGTTCTGATTTTCTCACCTGCGTTGTTTTTAACTTTTACAAAGTGAGCTTTACAAGTACCATACTCTGCTGTCTCAAGGTTCATTAATGAATCTTGGATACCTGAAGGCTGATAGAAATGAGTATCAGGACTATGAAATGTAAATCTACTATTTTGGAAATCGTTTAAAGGAGTACCTGCATCAGTATTGCCTGTAAGTTTGTGGTTCCAAGTATAAGGAATAGATGTTACAGGCTTTGATGAAATAAATACATCCGGGTTCAAATCATTGAATGGGTAGTTTGGATAAAAATAGGTTGACCCATCTTTATCGTACTGTCCTACATTATAAAACATACCCTTTGCTATAATGCTTCTCTCACCGGCTCTGTCAGATCTCATTATCTTAAAGCCAGTAATTGAACGCTTTTGAGCTTCTGTAAGATCAGGAGAGTTAATAATTGCAGTATAGAGTGACTGAATATCTATTTTGAAACCTATAGGGTATACGTAGCCAGGAGAATAGCCCACACCTGGACCAGGTGAAACGGCACTATCATGTATAGGAGTAACTGTACAATCAGGGAACTTGTGGTGTCGAGTAGGTTGACCAGCCAGTGTACCCCAGATAAAAGCATTATTTGGGTATATCTCTTCCGACTCCCAATATGACATCTCACCATATTGCCATGGTCGGATACCAGTACAAAGATCTGCTGACCCCGGTAAAGAGCCCAGTACTGAACCGGTATTATATACTTTCCATCTTGGCATAAGAGGTGCAGGACAAGTTGCTGTTACTACAGCTTGCTCATCAGCATTAGAAACTGCTTCTAAATCATATGCAGTTGCTTCTCTACCCGGAATATGAAATCGTGTTGACTGTTTACCGTTATTAAACAAAAGGCAACCTTCAAGTGCATATACTTCATCTCTGAAATATCCTTTTGCTTCTGCACACTCTACTCCATTGTGATAACCAATAGTTTGACCTACTGGCATCTGAGAAGTTCCCCAGTGTACCTTGACTTGGTTAAATATCTTTTGATAACTAATATCCTCTTCTTTAACCATGTCTGCCCACACAAGAGTATTATCTACTTGAGTAAGATCACCGGCCAGATCATAGTAGTCGTTCTGAGTCATAATATCCATTAAGGTCAATTGGATATTGGTACTACTTTGTTCATCACCTGTATAGGTATGATTGTATGTATCAGTCTGAATATAATAGGTGCCAACATACTCTACTGTTGTCACTGCATTAATTGTCTTGATTACGGCAAGATTAAAATATTCATATAATCTTGTCATGTCAAGATTACTGATAACCAATGGGATGGCGTAGTTTGTCTGCAGATTATAACTTGCAGATACCTTTGACTCAAGGAAGATACTAACAGGGTTAGTTACCGAATACCAAGATGTCATTCCTTCACCTTTAATACTTGAGTACTGTATAGCAAATTGGTATGTACCCTCTAAAAGATTACCGCCAACTGTTATTGCAGTTGGTGTAATTTCTGGAATTTTAAAAATGGGTTGTATCTCCATTTTGTTTGTATCCAGTACACCCGGAGAACCGGTCTGCCATGGTAGGTTATTGATATCAAGAAATCTGCGATGGTTATATTTATCTGTCCAATACAATTGAGTTGAACAGTTGGTTGTCTTTATTTCAATTTTATGGATAGGGTAAGCTATGTTGAAATTCAACAAATCGCTACCAAATACAGAATCATCTATGACAGGAACAAATGTGCAATTATTACTTGCCACATATCCTATCATAGAATAGTTGGTAGTCGTGTTAGTAATGAAATACCATACTTGAGATATCTCCATTATATTTTTTAGCCCAATGCACTTATATCCAGTAGGCATTGTAATGCACTGTACGTTACCTTCTTCATTCTGATAAGTAACCTGGTTCCCATCAAATGAACCATTGATAGCATTCAGTGCATCTGTAACATAACCTTCCTGAACCTGACTTATAATGTTGTCAGTATTCAAGCCGGCTAGTGCCCTGTTTTGATTCATATTTTGATTACCTGCCATAACTACCTGATTCTGAACCTATTGTTTTTGTTATAACTTCTTACTATTGCTCTTTCAACTGAGTAGATATCTTGGTTGACAGCATAGGCTTTTGCATTTGTATAAGCATGCCACATCTTATCCTCTGCATCATCTCTTTTTGCTTTTATCTGATTAAAGCTTTCATCTGTGCTCTGATCAAATAATTGCTGGTAAACCATGTACCTTAAATATGCAATAAGATACTTTTCAAATGGGTCATTATCTGGTATCATATAGTAACCAGCATCAGGACCTTCGTCTTCTGGTACTATTTCATTCTCAGCAAAGTATGCCATGTATACAGTACCTTGAGCAAAAGAGGTAACAAGTTTGTCACCCACAATATCAAATGTATCAATGCAATATGCATCAAGGTTGGGAGAGTCATTTGCACACTTACCAATAGTTTTAAAATTACCTGGTTTCAGCATCCCTGTAACATGGAAACGAAACATCATCTGCTCCATTACCTTATGTGTTACTACATACTCTGGCGGCACACCACAAAGAGATGGTAATGCTACAGGTGTAGGTGTTTGAGAAGGAGCCATGCACTGATACCCTGGTACACAATCTTCACAAATTTCACCTGGAGCAGGTGCAGGATTGATACGGCAGTCAGTCTGGTAATAGAAAACATGAGGAGATGTGACAGGACCTTTGTCGTAAGTAAAAGTCATCCATACTTCTCTCACTGCTTTGAAGTCGCAAGGAAGTGTGCACTTATGGTGATGCATGTCTAATACAGCTTCCTTTAATGGAAGATATGTATTCTCAAATTTATTTATACAATCTTTTGTCCAGATTGGGAAGAGCAAGTCATCAATGGCCCCAGTGTTAAAGTAAGATCTCATCTCTTCTTTAACTCTGGCATATACTCTGGCCGGTGATATCAGTTTGTCTTTCATTTTACTTCATTGCGTTATTAATGAATATATTTGTTTTCTTCGACAATAGCTCTTTGTATAAACTTTTGTAATCTTTCTCAGTACTCTCAATTCGTTCCTTCAGTAATCGCTTGGCCTCTTTTGTCATGACCAATAACCACATGCTGCTCTTTTCAATGTATGAAGCTTTTTTAAGCCACAAGTACCGATACGTAAAACCATCGGTACTTTCATTCAAATAATATATAATTTTTCCTTGCTTGTAACTTTCCGGCCAATTAATTGGGGCTCTGAGATATTTAGAGGATCCGTCTTTTGTAGGCTTTAGTTTCCGTTGATTCTTTTGAATCATCATCTTTCCTAAACCATTTGGTATAAAGACCATATTTCCGGTATCAAGAAGATGTTTTATGTAGTACAAGTTAATTTGCTCAATTACTTGTTTGTACTGCTTGTTGTCGATATTTAGTTGTGGGTTCAGTTTTTTGAACTCCTTAAACATTGCTACACTTCCTGTAACAATATCGTATGAAAGAGGGTTTGGTCTGTATACTTCAGACAAGCCCTCGTACCTTTTATTTTGTTTCGTCTCTACCATCTGTACCTTGATCTGCTGCCGATCGTTTATATGTATTGAGTAATCTTTGTGCAACTGTATTAATTACATCATCTACCATGTAACCAGGACAAGCAAACTCTTCATCGTAAGGATTGGGAGGACAGCAAAGCTTCATGTCATTGATAGTTGCTATTTGATCAGAAGCAGGGCAGCAACCTTTACCTAATGACGTTCCACAATAAGAAGGATAAGGTACTAATGTCTCAGGAATATCTTCTTCAAAATAGGCTGATATCTTAACCCTTTCAATTTTATCGTCTCCTACATACAGGTATCCTTCCTGTATCCAGAAATGTATCTGACTGTTCTTTAATCCTAACTGTAAGCTGTTCACATACCTGTCAGGAGTACTTTCAATGAATCTTCTTGATACCATGTCAACAGAGTATATCCCCTGAATAAGCATTCCAAAGTTAGTACCTTCGGCAATCTTTGGTAGTTTAACTACAGACTTTGCAACCGTACATTTCCCAACATAAGGTGCACATTCTGATAGAGGGACTTGCTCAAGCAGTAAGCAAGGAATTACTTTGAATATGTTTGGAGAGTTCCAAAGTTTACGTCTATCAGTAGTTTGTTTGATAAACTTTAAAGCAGTGCTCTGTAATTCACTAAGAATTAGCCGGTCAGTAATGTTAGAATACGTATCCGTATTCTGGAGCTTAAATAAACCCCTGACCTTACTGATGGCTTCTCTATTAGATGCTTTCTGCATAGTACAAAATTAAGATACAAATTAATCACTTAGGTTAGGTCAGAAACAAATAACCTATCAAGACTGGTTAGGTTTGTCATTACCTTGATCCATAAAAGGAAGATCTCCTGGTTTACCATTTACAATTTTGCGACCCATTAAAATACCAGAACCTATACCTGTCATAATTATAGATTGATTGGTCATACTAGCATCCTTAATTATTGCACTATAAAGAAAACCAAGCCCCCCTATTAATACAATATATGCACCTGCTACAGGTAAAATAGTTGATTTTCCATTACTGTCACTAAAAGCTTGTGACCATGAAAATTTAAACAGCTCTTTTATTTTTTCAGTATTCATATTATTATTAATTTACAAAAGTTGATGAAAATTGCATTGCTGCATTAGTTAAAGTATTCCAGTTTAAAGTATTTGAAAGTGTGGGTTTCCATACCCATATAGTTTGTCCTGCTGAACTATCTATATCTGTTACAGTAACATAATGACTACTTTGTGTAGCTCCACTAGAAAGAATAAATGTAGCTTTAGTACCAGGTGTACCTGATTTTATAATATTAGGGTTTACTATTGTATTTGTAAGTAAGTTTAAAGAAGTATTCACTGTATAAGTTATGCCAACAGGTAATACCATAGTTGTACTAAATTCTGATGTCATATTAAGTGTACCTATATTATACCCAGCAGAGCCTGCAAATGTTACTGTTTGGTTAGAGTTACCTATATTAAAAGTAGTTACTGATAATAAAGAGTTTAATGTTATTGTTCCAGAGTTTATTGTCATAGTACCCCAGGTCATACCTGTAGTATTAAGTGTTGTTGTTCCAGTTATAGTAAAAGTACCTGTGGGATTTATTACACCTGATGTATAAGTTATAGTTCCAGTAGAATATGAATTTGTACCTAATGTTATAGTACTTGCACCTGCATCAAATACTACATTGTTTTGTAGTCCACCAGCACTTGTATTCATAGTACATGTACCTTTTATATAAAAAGTAGTAGTACCACTCATACTATAATACTGAAGAGTACCTCCTGATATATAAATACCATAACCATTAACTACACAAATGGCACTATTAGCATTTTGAACACCTAATGAAGTATATGCATTACTTATTAATGTTATAGTTGATGAACTAGCAAAAGAAAGTTTTAAATTCAAATAATTCCCTAATCCACCATTATTAAGATCTAATGTAGTAGCACCAGTCATAGCCAGTGTAGAGTTAGTTGTACCTGTTACAGTACCTGCTATATATGTTATAGTACCTGTATTATAAGTTAATGTACCTGCATATCCACTCCAAGTTATTACACCAGATGTATTGATTATAAGATTATTCTGTAATGTACCACTTCCACTTGTTAATGTTCCGGTACCTACTAATTGAATAACTGCTGTACCTGTTGTAGTACAAGTTGTTCCATTAGCTACATGAAGATAAAAGGATGTTTTACAAAATATATTACCGCTATTTATAGTAATAGTTAATGCCCCAGTAGATGCTGAAGTTGATACAAGAGCGTTTACTGTCAAATCACCACTTAGTGTAAAAGTAGAACTTGAACCATTACAATAAAATTGAAATGGCACGCCTATTATGTTTGCATTAGATGTTATAGTGGCAGTATGTGTCGATGCATCACCATAACAAGCTAAAGTACCTGTACCAGACCATAGTGTATTTACCCCGATAGTAATATTACCAGATACGTTTATACCTACAGTAGTTAATGTTATAGTATTAGTATACCCCGTAGTATTGAGTGTTTTACACACGCCTGCAGGAGTTGTGACAGGACAACTTGCAGAACTTGCATTTAATATAACATCATCAGTAGATGTAGGTATAACACCAGCAGAACTACCAGTAGCAGAAGTTGTGCTCCAACTAGTAGGACTATTCCAAGCTGTTCCTACGTTTCTAAAATATAAAGTGGCCATTTAATTATACTGTTACTGTTTCCCCTACAGGTATTGTTGTAATTAAATTAGATACTGTTGTAATAGCATCTATTTTTGATTGTTCCGACAATAATCTGTTTTGTACATTTTGGTTAATTTCTTCAACAGAACTTGGTCTGAAATGAATAATATCAATAGTTTCTACACCTGTTGATAAAGTGATTTCTACTGTTGTAGTAATTGTATCTTGTATTTGAGATACACTAAGTATTTTGTAAGTCATTATGAATAAGATATTGAAAGTGTTATAGAAGTAAATGCTGTGCAGGAGTTTACTACAAACTCTATTATGTCACCTTGAGCAAGTGAAGTAGATCCCCATCCTGTCAAGGTAGAATCAGTTGCTTTTTGGGAAGATGATATTGTAGGTAAATCAGTACCGGCAATAGAAGTTGTTGTAGGAAATCCTGCATACGTTGATCTCTTTACATCAACTACTATTGAACCAGATGCCTGGTCACCAACCAATGTCCAGCTTGTTATTGTACCAGTTCTTGACATTCTCAAATAACCTTTTGAACCAGTTGATATAACCCCGCCTCCTCCACTTAAAGTAATTCCTAATGAACCACCACTACCTGTAGCAGATAATGTGTTACCTGACATACTAATACCGGTACCTAATGTTATTTCTTGTACAGGTGTAGTAGTTGATGAACTACCAAGTAATTTAGATGTTGCCGATACAGCTTGCATTTTAGCATAAGTAACAGCATTATTGGCTATAGCAAAACTGTGAGTACTTGTTGATGAAGTTATATTAAGATCAGTACTTGATAATGTTTGAGTTGCTGCAGTAAGACCATTAAGTGATGTTATAGCCGTAGTAAGATATGATACATTACTTGCTGCAGTTACTTGGCCTTTAGCATTAACTGTAACATTGTTATATGTACCAACATTACTATTAACTACTGGTAAAGACAATGACCAGGAGCCGGATGTAGTAATTGGAGATGTACCTGTAACAGTTATATCAGATGAAGTTAAACCTACAGAAGTTACTGTACCTGATGTAATATCAGATAACATTGCAAATGTACCTGATTTGTTTGGTAAGGTTTGTATCCAACTATTTGTAAGAGTAGTAGGTTGAATAGTTATATTATGAGTACCGTCACCTACTTGTATTATCCCATATGTACCTCCTCCACCATAAGATAGACCTGATAATGTTGCTCCATTATAGCTTACAACAAAAGAGCTTTGAGTTTGCCAAGTAGCTGAGACTGGAGTAGTTAAACTATCTTGTATCTTAATAGTAGTAGTAGATATAGCTCCGGATGTTAGTATCTGATCCAGAGTGGGTATTATTGGCGTTGACCATGCAGGAACTCCACTTACAACTGTCCATACTTGTCCATTAGAACCTATTCCTACTTTAGTAAATGATGTAGCGGTATTAGCATAAATCATATCACCAGTAGTATAGATACTTAAGCCTGTGCCACCTTTAATAGCAGATATAGAAGTGGCTCCCCATACACCTGTTGAGATATTACCAAGAGTAGTAATAGATGCTTGTCCTACATATGTAGAAGCTATGTCTATTACTGGGTTAGCTCCACCAGTAGATGTGATTCTATTAGCTGTACCAGATACTGAGGCAACTGTGCCATATGAAGTAGAATCTAATGAGCCATCTCCTTTCACAAATTGTGAAGAAGATCCACTTATATATGATATGACACCTGATGCGCTTGTCACTATACCAGTACCAGAAAGTGCAGATTGTTTAGCATTCCAAGTAGATGCAGAAGATATTCTTGAATCGGCTAGTGTACCAGTCCATGTCAAGGTATGAGTAGTACCAGTAGAAACAATAGTTACATTTGTATCATTTACAAATGTTTGAGTTGATCCTGTAAGACCATTTAAAGATGCTATTGTACCTACTGACCATGATCTATCAGCAGATAAATCATAAGAAGTACCGTTTATAGTTATCTGTCTTGTAGTGGGAACAGCACCTATACCAGATGCTGTATAATTAGGAATATTTAAAGTATTGCTTACAAAAGTTGCATTACCTGAATTACCTGTTGTGGTAAGAGTTATTGCATTTTGTTTATTTGTAAAAATATTCCAATCACTAGCACTTAAATAACCATCTGTACTTGTTCCTGCTTGACTTATAGATATATTTGGGTTACTTCCACCTGTAGATGATAAAGGTGATGACACAGTAATAGATGAAATGCCCCCTCCTGTACCAGTTGATGCTGCAGTTATTCTACCTTGAGCATCAACAGTAATTGATGTATTTGTATAAGATCCTGCAGCCACACCAGTATTAGGTAAGGATACAATTACATCACCTGTATTTGGTGAAACATTAATAGTACCATCTGATGCAACAGATGTAACAATACTACAATTTTGATTTGCTCCAGGTTCAGGTATCCATTTATTTAAAGCATCCATTACAACAATACCACCATAGGAATACAAATTCATTCCTGATCCTGTATTCTGATAACCGGCAACATCTACATTATAAAAATCACCAGGGTTACCTACTCCATCTATTAAAAAGGGTAAGTTCAATTGGGCGTTCCATAATCCTTTAGATATTCCTGCACTCATGGTTATACTGTTATAGTACCTGATGTATAAGTTGAACTAGTTACATTTATGCCATTTACTAATGTTGTATAACTATATTTAACTGTATAGTTACCTGAACTAACTGCTGCAAATTTAGCAACAGGATTTATTCCTGTACCATATACGGTCTGTACAGGAGATTGTCCAGAATATAAAGTATAAGTTATTGTATTTACAGTAGGCATTGGTGCCTGATTTACAGATATTACTCCAGAGTTTACACCATCTGTAATACTTTGCTGAGAGAATATTACAGACTCATATATATTACTAAGACTATTACTTGATGTACAAATGGAAGTTATTTGGAACTGATAAACAGTATTGTTATTAAGACCAGTAACACTTGCACTATTAGTAGTAGAAGACTGCGGATTAGCAGATGTAATATTTGCATTTGTTATAAAATCAACATTACCTCTCTGTCTGTAGCCTACAATCTGTGATGTATTATTTGCACCATATGTCCAAGATAAATAAAATGTAGATCCAGATATTGTAACAATAAGTGCAGTAGGTGGATAACATTGATTGCCATTACACTCAGAAACTAAAGTACAAAATAATGCAAGTAAATTTGGATCACTACTTATATACTTAAACATGTTTTGAACAAAAGAGTAAGGGTCACTTACATTTACTGCAAGTACAAGTTGAGAGTTATCAACGCTGGGAGAAGTGCTTACCGATAATCCCCAACCCCCGCCTCCATAAGATGTAATCTTATTCATTAAATATCCAGGAAAACTATCAGATGAGTTTACAGCAACTTGATTAGGAGTAGGCAATGTTGCAGATATCTGTATCTGTTCATTAGCTCCTGAATTAAGAGTATTGATAGTAATATTTGAACCTGCAGATACTTTACTACTTAAATAGCCTGGAGTAGTATCAGATGAACTATTAAGTACTTTAGTAACAAGACTTGAAGAAGGGTTAATAGCTAAGGTTTTACCTCCACAACTTGTACTTGTTACAAGTAATGAAGTATTTGTTGCACCTACTACAGTTGAATTTATAAGACCATCTACAGCATGTGCTAATTGCTGCACCCAATTTTGAAGACTTGTTTGAGTAGTTAAACAACTTGTAGTTATAGATGATGCGTTAAATGAAGGTAAAGTATTACATATGTAAGTTATAATAGAGCTAATTGTAGTCCCAACACTATCTGTACTTGTACCTGCAAGACAATTTGCAGAATTATCAAATGTACCTATTGCAGTTTGATATCCACTAAGTGATGTTGTAAGATTAGATAAATAAGCAATCAATGAGTTAAATGCGGTATTTATATTAGTAGGAGTAGATATAGACAATGTACTCCATGTACTACCTGGAGCATTCAAAAGTGCAAGTATGTTACCTACTCCTGTATACGTAGCAGTTAATACTTGGTTTCTTGTCATACCACTTGTGATAGAAATTGAACCTCCTCCACCAGTATAAGAATATGTCAAACCAGGAATTTGCAATGCTGTTATTGCATTACTTAATGTTGTCTGATTTGCAGGATAAGTAGTATTGATAAAAGTGTAAAGATCACTTTCTGTTTTACATACAATTTTACTTATACCCTCAGCAAAGTTTTGAGTATTAGTAGGATGAGATGTACCATCTGTTTGTGTAATACTGTAACCATAATACGGTCCAAGATTATAACCGCTATAATTTGGAGCAGGGTTCATTGTATTTACAGCAGTATTAATGTTCTGCAATATTGTTTGCAGGTTCATTCCCGGAGTTACATTAATATATGTAAGCGGTACGTTGGTATAAACTACCAGGGTGCTATCGTATGCCATTATATAAAGTTTTTATTTCTAAGTTCAAAATCAATTATCGGATCAATATACTGTGGAGGTAAAAAAGAATCAAGACAACTTGGACCATTGTTATCTTGAGGTGTACAATTATAACATGCCTTTTTATTAAAGTCAAATTTAAAAACAATTGCTTGACCTTGAGTTCCGCAAGTAGGACAAGTATTTATAATTGCTGGAGGACAAACACAAGTAATACAAGGCACAGTTGGAACAGCAGGGTCAAGAGAACTCAATCCTACACATTTACCGGTATATGAGCTATATGTGTATCCAGAAGGACAACATAAACAATTTACTGTACTACTGCCAGTAGGTATTGCAACTGCAGATACATTAGGAGTAATATTAACTAATCTATTACATGCATTAATAACACCTGAACTAGTTGGATTACTAACATGACCTGTACCAATAATGGGTGAAGGGTCAGTATAATTACCTGACCCATCTACATATACAGAACCCGGAGGGCAACAAATAGTACTCATTATGCTATTCTTTGAATGTATAACAATGCCGTTGAAGGCTGTCTGTTTTCATGTGACTGTTGGGCATTTGCTGCATTTGCACTTATTGTTATACCTGTATATACTTTACCGATATAAGCAGTTGTATTACCTACTGATCCATTTCCTGCAGCTCCTAAACCTGCACTGCTTGATGCAGTCCATGAATTTATAGTACCAATGAAATTTATCTTTTGAGTAGTATTACCAGATGCAGCAGCTTCTGCATGAAAATAGAATGGATGATCATGGCCTGGATCATTCACAGTAATTGCTGCAGCAGGTATACCTGACTGGTTAGAAAGCAATGTTACTGAAGCTTGTCCTACCAAAGCACCTAATGCATAGTTGGCACCACTGGCATTTGAGGGTAATGTACTACCACCCATTACCCCTGCACCACAACCTACCGGTACCTGCTCCCTCATATCTACTGTACCATTGTTACCATTACAGAGGGCAAAGCCACATACATCGGTAGTTGCAAGACCAAGCCCTGTTGAATCAAATTTATTTGTTGTAGGTCCAGCATAGGGCATAATTGCACCTATAGGTACAAATCCTTTAAATGCTACTTGTGCACTTGCTCCTGCACCTGTCTTTACAAGTGTAGTAGTACCTTGACAGGTAGTAAGGGCATTCAGTAAGAAGTTTCCTATTTGCACCGGGAGCCCTGTTGTAAGATTGGTTACCTGTGTTGTCAAGGTGGCGACTTGTGTTTGCAGTGTGCAGAATTGAAGTATCAACTGTTGAATGATCTGGTTGAGGGTTGGGTTAGTTGGGAGACCAGTCAAGCAACCTATATTGTAAGGACCATCAAGCAGTGCACTTACCTGAGACTGCAAAGTTTGTACATCTCCCCATATTGTACATATAGCTGTCTTGTAACATTCAAGTAAGCAAGGAAGATCTGTACAACCGTTATTACAACAAGTAATACAACTTGTAAAAGCTGTACATGTAGTAAGATCAATACTTGGTATTGATATTCCCACACCGGTAGCATAGTCAAGTATCTTTTGAAGAAGCACTGCCTCTACTTCATTTAACCTATCTCCTGTACAAATACCCAAGGCAGTTATAGTCGGGCCAGTATACACTATTCCTGTGTCTGGTGTCAGCGTTTCAAAGTAATTATTACTTACTGAATTATTACATGCACTTCCCATATTAGCAAATTAGTTTTTGAACTTTTGAAATTATGTATATTGTATACTCATCATCCAGACAATTACATCCCATGAATTTATCCATTAAGATCTCTCTGTACTCACATAGCCTGTCATACAAAGTAAAATCTACTTTGTTCTGATAACCATTTACATGATTAAGATACTGTGTACTTGCAAGATTAGCAATGGTTCTATCAATACCATCAAGCAAGTTATTGTACCCATCATTGTTCAGGTTAGTGTCGGTTAATGTTGGATTGATTAAGAACATTTACAGTTTTGTTTTGTTGTTGTTGACTTTTGTTTACATAACAAGTAGGGCACATTCCTTGTATCATCTGACATGCAGGAAGAATGACACTACAAGTTTGATTTACGCATTTTACTCTATTGCAAGCCATATACTTTAGTTTAACAGTTAGTACATTGTTTCCATTTACTTCCCGGAAATTTGCAAGATAACTTATCCAGCATCATGTCAGCTTTTTTATAGTACTCTCCAGAAAGCCTATAATTTCCTGCATTACACTCAGCAACACTTCCATCTATGTACAGTTTAATTGAACGGAGTTCGGTCATGTAATTTGCGTATGATGGATTGTGACAACCACATTCAAGATCTACCTTGAGGAAGGCATGTTGGTACTTACATTTGATTGTATCAATCTTAATAAACTTTTTACTGATTATAGCATTGGGTTGAACATTTACTACAGTATATACTATTTCATATATACCATCTGGTAAAGGTGTACAACCTGAATCAGAACAGGTAACTCCAAGATCAACACACTTGTATACATTTACATTCAATGGACTAAATGGAACATTTACAGTTGGGTATCCTGGAGGAGTTATTTGTAGTGCAAGTTGGTTTGATGAAGGTATAGCACCGTAAGTACTTAAATCACTTATAGCAATAACCGAACTATCTCTTAAATCAATAAGAGCAAGTTCAAGATCTGGAAGTTGTTGTACTAACATTGTTTTTTATTTAATAGTAATTGGTGATGGGTCAAAACTTGGCTTATCTACAATAGCTCTTTGTGTCATCCAGCCATAGAAAAACTTCTTATTAGCCGGTCTTTTCTGACAGATCTTAATATAGAACTTGGCTGCATTTATCTGCATTCTGGTCATATACAACTGATGCATCGTAGTATCCAGTTTACGCTTGTAGTAAGTACAACTATCTACTGGTTTTATTATTGACTGGGCCTTTGCAGGTGAAGTACAATACCACCACATCAATATTGTAATAATAATTTTTGCAATTACTACTATAGCTATTTTTAATTTCTCTTTCATGCGTATGGATTATTTGTATTTAATACATTAAGGGTACTACTGTCCATTTTACCAGTCTCAGGTACATCTAATGATCTTTGACAAAGTACTACTGCTTGATGCACTCCCATATTGACTGCTTTATCAAACAGATCGTTGGCAACCTCTTGGTTGATTATATCATCACCTTTAATTACATTCCAAAATGCTTCCCTATAAAACAAATCTCTTGCTTCAAAGAGTTCACTATTTTCTTTTAAACATTGAGGAAAATGATCTTCATTTTTTAATGAGTCAACTATAGGCCAACCAACCCATTTTGGGTTTGGTTTCCTAGCTATACCCCAAAGAGTTTCACCACCTGTATCAGAAGGATCGTTACCGTAAAAGCCCTCATTCTTTAATGTGCCATCTAATGCTATTTCAAACTTTGCCATTTTCAGTATTGTTTTTTTGAGTCCCGAAATAATATGAGAATATCATCAAAGTTAAGGTCTTAATTAAATCAAATAACTGATTGCTTATTTCATCAGTCAATAATTTAATCTTAAACGCTACTACTTTATCTATTATAAATACAGCAACAAGAGCTGCAAATACCATTAATATAAACCTAACCAGTATTTCTTTTGTTTCATGGATAAATAGTTTGTTTACATATACAACAGCACCTATAATAAATGCTATTCCAATAAACACACCTAATATCATTACCCATAAAATATCAGAAGAAAACATAATTTTAGTTTTAAGAAAAAGGGGGACAGAGGCAATTTCCCCTATCCCCCTTTGGTCAGTTACGGATTCTACTTACTATTAAGGAATTAGTACTGTAGTACTTGTTGTAGTAGTATTAGTACTTGTTGTATAAGTAGTAGTAGCGGTAGTATTTGCAGTAGTATCGTTATCTATGTTACCTAAGAACGCTGTCAATATTGAACTGATTGCTGCTTCACCTCCACCTGCAATATCTTGAGGAATAGCAATGCATACTGTTTCATCTTTGCGTGTGGTACCTATGTCACGACCAGTAATCTGTGGCTCCCAGAACCTGATGTAGTACAGGTTATATGCTGCAGTACTGTCAACGTATGTCTGGAACTCTCCATTGTAGTTGACGTTGCTAAAGATATGTTTGTACTCAGCCTGGTATGAGAAGAAGTCTTTTTCAAGTTGTTGTACTTCAGCCGGTGTAACTTGAGGATAATTTGCTCTTTGTACAATAGTAGCTGTACCATATGAATTACAATAGTTTTGCACTTCATAGTCAGTAGTCAAATCTGGACCTTCCATGATGTATGTCCAGAATGACATACGGTCAAATTGATAAGGGAAGTTGGTCAGATCCGTTGATGTACCTTGGCCATAAGTTTGCAGCGTTTTACCAGTAACATAGAAGCTCAGACCGTCTGTTGCAAGACCTGCAGTTACAAACTGGTTCAGGATACTATCATTGTTGATTGCTGTAACAAACGACTCGTGAATAGATATAAGCTGTAGACTTGTCAAGGTATCACATGGGTTTGTACCACAAGAGCAACATGGTGTTGTAATCATCACTGTACGAGTCAGTGAGTTATTGTACGCAGCCCTAATATAGAATGAATCCAAACGTAGTGTTATGGATACATCTTGCTGACAAGCAAGGGTACCAAGTCCAAATGATATCTGAGTGATCTGGGTTTTAGCCGTCAAGCTACCGGTAACCTTGTACCATTCAAGTACATTTGCACCAACAATCAGATCTGATTTTTTACTGCCTTCATTTGCAGAGTAAATATTCCTACCTTGAGCAAGGTATATATACTTTGCATTACCCACAGTAGCAACCGTTGCCGGGGTATTGTCAGGGAGGAAGATACCAAACTGTGCCGGACTTGAGGTCAGGTTGTTAGTTGATCCTGTTGTTGGTAACGTGTTGCTCTTTGATACTACAAAGAGGTTGGTTAATGAAAAGTCTGCCATTTTGCTTTATTTTAAGTTTTTAAAGTTATTATTCGTTTTCTTTTGTTCTTACTCTACTATACTGTGATAATTCTTGATTAGCTGTAGCATCTCCAAGCTCAGTAATAACCAGATCAACTAACTCGTCCTCAAGGTAACTTTCAAGTTCACAATCTACTGTAGTAGATGGTGTACCATCAAGGTGAACATATCCAGTTATATCCATGTCCTTCGGGTAACGAAGATATGATAAATACAATTCATTGGGAGTAAAACTATTTTGTGAATCACTGTAGACATATATTTTATCTGCAGCTATTACACCCAATGTTTCCTGGTAGTTAAAACTTGGCTGGTAGTGAGGAGATTTTAATAACATTCTGATATCCGCATGCTTCATAAAATCAATGACATCAAGTAACCTATCCTTACAGTTACCTTTAGTAGCAAGTACATAAGAGGTAGTTGGGATCATCATATCATTTGACATTGAACTAAACGGTACAAAATAACTATTAAGTACGTCCCCGGGTGTAGTAGTTAAGGTGAGCTTCTCATATGTGACCTGAAAATTTTGCAGGTCTTCATATCTTTTTGAGAAGGCATCCATCCCTAACTGATACACATTGTTCGGGTCGATTTTCTTCAATACCAGTTTTACCTGGGCATTATTTAAAAGATCTATCTTGGTTTCATTAGGTATGAACTGTCCCCTCAGATTACTAAGCCGGTTGGCTTTGGTATCTATGGCAAATAATAAATTCTGAACTGGTATCATACATAATGGTTACTTTTTGCTCTCTGCTTTGGTTGATTTGGCATTAGCCTCTTCGGTTTTCTCAGGAGCAACATATGAATAATTTTCAATGCTGTTCTTGATTTTCTTCTTGTCTGCTACTCTTGTTTCGAGAGCCAGTCGCTCCATCTGTTTTGAATCAAGTGATAGTTCATCTATCAACTGATCTTCAGACTGAGCTATTGATGCTTCTCCTTCATAAATGATACCGTTACGTTTTGACAGTACCCTCAGTTGGATTGCTTCTCTCACAAGACTTCTAACTGTCAGAAGTTTATCGGTCATGCCGGCTATCCTGTTAAACAGGTCAACCGAGTTTTGACCTTTGTACTCACCAGTCTCTATTGAACCTTTCGATATCATTGTATAGAGTATGTTGAATACAATTTCTGGCTTATCGTTGTCTGTGATTGGTAGGCCAATTAGTTTAGCTACTTTCCTCTGCCTATCAACTGCCATCTGTCTCAGAGTTTCTATAGCCTTAGTTACGGTCATATTCTGAGCATAGACAATAGCTGCTTCAGCTTCTGGATTGGAAATGTAAAACTGTACAGTTGACTTACAATTTCCTTTCTTCCACTCTTCCTGAGACGATGCAATAAGATCAGTTATCTGCGTGAGCCACCAAAACTCTATCTCTTTGTGTGGGTTACTGAAGTTGAAGACGTTCTCTCCATCTACCAGTTTTACCCTTGATGCTACCAAACCGGTATTAAATTTTGCTCCGTATACTCCAGAGTAATACTCTGAACGAGGACCAAGATCTAAGCCAGTTATGTTTTCAAGACGTTCTTTTCTTTCCTTTACTATTGTTGCCTCATGGTCAGCAGCTTCAGGGTTGACCATACGCATTCTACGAATGTAGTTTGCTTCAGGATCAAGACCAGTTAGATACTTGCCATCAAGTCCTTGAACTGGGCAAATTCCTATTCCGGTACCCGGATGTCTCATGTATCCCTTTTCTGCTAGGGCGTTTTGCATTGTCATCTCTCCTTGCTTGTATGCTACAGGAAGAGGTAAGATTTTAGCTATCCTTGCCATTTTAATCACAGTATGTAGTTGGTGCTCCCCTGCTTAGGGTGAGGGGAGCGTAACCCTTAATTTTATTACTATCCAAATTCTATTAGGAGAATCCCTATTAGAACTGTGGTACCTGCTCGATAAGTGCTGTACGAGTGATATCTTCAACAAACACATCGTAACGATCTTTCATCCAGATCTTATAACCTGGGAACATGTTCGCTGAACTCATTCCCTTAGAAGCTGCGTGACCCATGTGATGGTAAGTACCGTCAACATAACCCCAAGTCATGCTAGGAGCAGATGCCGGACGAACCTCACGGATATTGTCAGATGACATCTGGTCACCTTGAGGTGAAACATCAAACACCATGAAGATCGGAGTAGACTTCTTGTTGCGACCATACTCAGAGTTTGTCTGAGGCAGGTCAAGCTCCATCAGGTGAGATACTTCGATACGACCTGTATCCATAGTTACCATTGAGTCAAATGCCCAGTTGATGGTCATGTTCTGGCCTTTACCTTCGATGAAGCGGTTGTCAGCAATGATTGTAAAACCAGCTTTCAACAGGTCATCCTTAGCAGCAGTACGGAATACTTCGATACCTGCTTCGTTGGTGAACAGTTTCACCCTACGGTTCTTCATATCTTCCCTACGGTAGAACAAATCACCAAATACGTTACGGATAATATTGATTGAGAACTGGCCGGCATTGTACTGCTCTAGGTTACCGTATGCTCTCATACGAGGATACACACCCATTGACAGTTTCTTCATTTCCTGAGTACCAGAACCGGTATTTGATGAACCGCCCTGTGCCCAGATCATTTTCTTTACCTTCATGTCCAGCATACGCTTACGAAGTTCCATTTCAATAAATGGTTCCCATGCTGTAACATATTTGTGCTCACCTTCTTGGTTACGTACTTTCTTAGAGTACATAATCAAGTCAATCAGGTTACCGTCTTTGTCTGTACCACGAGTATTAGCGTTAGCCACTTTAGTATCAGCCCAGTCGGTTACAGTGTGCTCCACCATGTTTGCAGAACCCAAAGATTCATACAAAGTAATTTCATCACCAAGAGAACCCAGACCAGAACCTCTTTCATCAAACTCACCAGTAGCATTGTAGAGGAACTCAAACTCACGACCTTCAACGAGCCATTGTGGATCAACTGAAGTAGTCATTGGGTTGGTAGTTACAAGTTGCATTGTATACTTCCAAGCACGACCCCACTGAACCGGATCATTCATAACAATAAACTGCTGACCGTACATACGGTTGGCGGTAATAACGTCATTGATAAAGAACTCTTTCTTGTCAAATACCATTTCAAAGGTCTGACGGTCAATACCTATATTGCTCAGATTGAGAGTGCTGTCCGGAATTTCAATAAGCACAGGGAACTGATATGGAACATTTACTTTCCATTTCCAGTAGTCAGTTGCTTTGTTGATGTAGTATGGCTTGGACTTCATGATCATCTGCAGGAAGTCATTTGAGTACAGGCTGGTCTGCGTGTACAGGCTGATGATCTTTTTGTCGTAATCTGCAGGTGATTCTGAATGCAGCATCTGGATATGGTTAGAGTCCGTGAACTTACCCAGAGCCCTCTTATTCATAGAGGAGTATCTTGTTGCAATGTACCCTGAACTATAGCCAGGTATCTGTTGTAATGCCATTTTAAGTAAAATTTAGTTTAATAATTATAATCCATCAATGAATGTTGATTTTCTTTTTCCATCACCGAAAGTATCGTTAGCTTTTGCTTTCTTTCCTTTTACAAAGTTGAAGAGCTCATTGCTTTCTTTACTTACAGCTTTTTTTGCTACTGGCCCAAGATCGAGACTGATTGGTTTGCCCGGCTCATACCCCTTCATAAGAAGGAGAGCAAGCTTTACTTTGGCTTCATGATTCTGTGGATGCTGAAGATCCATTATCACTCTGTCAAAGTCGGTGATTAATTCACCTGAAGGCAGCTTCCACTTTTTAGCTTCCAAGAAATCAACAGCTTTATTAGCTGAATCCTTGTTTACCGGGATGCCATCAAAGTCTTGTGTCTTTAATTTCTCACCGAGGATATTCCTGATGTTTGTAGAATACAGTGCTTCAAGTTGTTTTTTACGTTCAAGACGAACTTTTGATTCTTCTTGGATTTTGGCTAACTGAGCTTCCTCAGTTTTAACCAAAGCCTTTTGATGTCTCTGTGCTGTGCTCTCAAGGTCGGCATTAAGCTTTAGCTTCTTAACCTCAGCCTTGATATCGTCTTCTTCCCATCCTTGGTTTCTCAAAGCTGCTTCAACAACTGACTGTTGGTTATCCTCATCACTGAGATCCATGTCCTTGAAGTGCTGTGTTTCCAAATACTGGTTAACGTATTCTTTTGGATCTGCACCATTCACGAAGATTGCATTAAACAAATCTCTATATTCTTCACCATGTCTGCCGGCAAAGCTATAAACCATTTGTTCTGCCATCTTCTGTTTTTCCCAATTAAACCTTTCGATGAACTCTTCTGATGTTGCAGGAAGTTCTTCATCTTCTCCATCTGGTGTAAAGATGCCGACCTTATACAAATCTTTTGCTAATGACTCAAAATCATTATCTGATTCTTCATCAATATTATCATCTTCATTTGTAGATTTTTTTGTCTGAGATTTCTGACCATTGTCATCATCATTCTCAGCATCATCATCATTGCCCTCAATAAACTTTCGAGCATCATCCTCTTCTTTTCGTTTAGCAGCCCTCATTTCCTCAGCTCTCTCTTCATCAGATTTGGCTTTGCCTTTATCTGCAGCTTCCTGTTTGTCCTTATCGGTAGCAGGTTTGATTTTATCAGAAGATGTATTTGATGGAGCAGGAGTGCCATCCATGTAGGCTTCAAACTCTTTTGCATCTGCTTGAGAAGCCTCAACACCAAAGTCGAGATCTTCATCGAAGAAGGTTTCTTGTGCCATATGTAGTTGTAATTTGTTGATGTAAAGGTAAAGCTGCTTTGATGTAACCAACAACTTTTTACCTTGACTAGTTAAAAAATATTGTTTTCTATATGCCGTTAATCAAAAAAAATAACCTATCACTTTGAGTTAGAGGATATCTTTTTCTTCATCATCTTCACTTTATCCTTTTCAATATCATTTCGTTCTGACTCAAGGGCAAGTTTTCTTTCTTTATGTTGAGCATCAGTACCGGCTTTCATATTCTCCTGAGCTAACTTTTCTTTCATCATTTGAACTTTCATATCTTCTATATCACGTTTATAGATTGATTCTTGTTCTTTTTGATGGTGTGCCATGATATCAAGAAAATCCGGTTCGTCTGTAGCACGATTGATTTCAGCCATCTTCATACGCTCTTTAATTTGAGCAATAGTCAATTCAGTATTGGCCTTGGTATCAATTTCATAAGTCTTTACCTGTATCTCATCTTGATGATATTTATCTTCTCTTGCAGATTCTTGTTCCATCTTTTGCTGTTCCATCTGCTGTGCTTGTTGTTCCATCTGCTGTTTCTGTTGTAGCATTTGGTCATTCTTCTCTTTGAGTTTCTTGTATACATCAAGAAGCTTGCGAGTAGATGTCTCTGTATACATTTGTGCAACTTCGTATAGACTTGCTCCATTTTGCATTGCTGCCTGGGCCAGACCTTGGATTTGCTGGAAGACTCTCATATCATCTGACCTTGATGTCATAAAGAGTTTGATGTCACGATTTTTTAAATGAGTCTCTGTTTGAATTTTTACGAAGGCATTTCCACCCTCGTTATCAATAAAGCTTAATGTAGAATCTGGTTTCCTTGCTTCAAGGTATAATGCCATATCAAGTACACATTGAAGCTCTTGATTTTCAATATACTCCTGTTGAACAAAGTATGGCTCTGTCTGAGCATAGGATTGTGATACTGCTGTATTTGTACCGGTTGCCGATTCAGATGCAGTAATTGATCCAAGTCGTTGCTTATTAATACCAATCAATTCCCAACATTCATTCTTCAACTGCATTGCTAATTCATAGCGTGTTTGCATTTGTTGAGAAAGTGTCCAGTCAATTACAGTGTACTGGTTAAAAGAAGATGGCTTTTTTAAATTGTCAGGACTATCATCAACCCAGATAACACCTTGCTCTTCTGCCTGGCGTTCCCATATTTCCATACTGTCTTCGTATGTACCATTCTTCTGTAGAGGTACGTGCCGGCGAGACATCAGAAGCACTTTACCTTTTTCTTTTTCAAGCAATCTGTAGAGTTGATTCATGCAGATATTGTAAAGTGTCTGAAAAGGTTTCATCAAATCCACAAGAGATGTAGAAACTGTATTTTCAATTTCATGTACAACACCAATGATAGGACAATAGTCTAGGATTTCAAGTGGCTCAACATAGTAAATGTCATCACCAATCTTTACACCTTTGTACCACTGGTTCTCCCATTTCCATTCAATAGATAATTCTTGAGGATGTTGACCGTCTTTGTAGTTATCATCAACCATATCTGATTGTATGTTACCATCTTTATCAATGTAAGTCAGTAGACCAATTTTACGTTTTGATAACCAGTAAGCAGTAGTAACAATGAAGCGGTTACCAAATGTACCTACAGATGGGGCTGCATTACCAAGAAGACCATTGACATCTTGGTTGTTATCGTTGTTCATCCAGGCTTCCATGTTCTGCCTTTCTCTCAGAACCAGATCATCATAGGCATTGTACTGAATGCTCTCAGCACCTGTCTTACCTGCCTCAAGGTTGGTAGTCCTTGAATAAGGATAGAAAGCTTGCATTGCATAGTTACGAAGGTGGTCTATCTCTTCTTCAGTAAGATCATACTTGTTGATGATTTCACTAAGTTCCATTATTTCAATCAGGCCGGCAGCATATGCATCCTTGATATATTTTTTATCAGGTGTAGTAAGCCACCATACATTTTTAGGATTGACTTTCTCTGCTTTAAACCCTGTACGACTACGGTCTTCATAGTTATGGAAGAACTCTCTGTTGCTTATAAGTAAGTCACGGAAACCTTGTTCAAATTCTTCTTTTAAATTAAACTCACGTTTCAATGCCTGAAGCATATTAGATGCCCATACTTCCGCAGCAGAAGTATAATCCATCATGTACTCTTTTACTTTCTCAGTAGTAAGTTGGTCTACTTGTTTATCAAAACCTTCAATGTCAGAAGTATCTACACCTTGCTGTTTAAGATCTTCAGCGATTTTTTGTTTTGCACTATCAATAATATAGGTTTGATATAGCTTGGTATAAAATTGGGCCTCTTCATTCTTGGATTGATCATCTACTGCTTTTGGTCTGGCTACATCAGGTCTTTTACTTTTTTCACCTACCATTGTATTAATTGGTGGGTTGAGAATAGGATAATGCTGTACATATGCAGGTAGGTCAGCATCACGAATAAGTTCATCTACAAATGACATGACTGGTCCTTCTGCATAGAAATCTTCAGGACGAAGTTTACCTTTCATCAATTCATAGTTACGAACTATCCTAATACGCTGGTAGTTATACTGAGCAAGTGCAACAGTATAAAAATAGTCCATGTTTATCTTCCACCAGTTACCAGAGCGTTTGGTAATACCATCTACATGCTGCCGAGGCATAGGTATTACGTTACCTGCCTTGTCAGTGATTCGTCTATTAGAATCAATGTCAAGACCCTCTCCGATAAACTGGTCTGGAAATAAATTCAAAAGCACCTCTTGAGGTGCATTGTATTCGGCTAAGTATTTTATGATTGCCATATTGCAATTATTTAAAAAGTCTGTTTATACTCCCTCTCGGGCCAAATATAGTACTGTTCATTTCTTTAAATGGACCACTTCTTCTCCGTTTAGGTTTTACTACTTGTGGTTCATTATCTTCAACTTGTGGTTGAATACGCTGTAAATCCATTTTTCTTGCACAGGTAATTGCAATTGACAATGCCCTGATGCGGTCAAAGTTACCATCTTTGTTCCATTTAATAATCTCATCAAGTAATACAGAATCGTAAATCTTGGCAACACCAAGTACCTTTCTTGTCTCCTCAGAGCCGGGAACCGGAGCAGATGCAAAGTACTCTTCCATGTACTGCTTTAGGTTAGTATTAAACAGCTCAATGTTTCTTGGGGAAGAGCTTACACCTTTCTGTCTGAGGTTAGCACTACTTGTAGGACTGTACTCTTTGATCCAATCAGGAGTATCCATGAGCATGTGACCATCCCCTTTTGCAATCATATAATCAATAAATGACATCTCATCATTTTCGCAAAGTGCAATTGCATTGTAGTACTTGATCAGTAGTCTTACATTGTTGTTCCAAGTGTCTTTGCTGTCTGGCCTAGCCACGTACCAAGCAACCGGCATGTCTTGAAAGTTATCACTCAAAGCATCATATGCTCTTTTAAATATATAAATTGCCCCCAATGAATCCGAGTTTGGAGCTTTCTCAAAACGGTAAGGGTCAATCCCAGCAACAAATAAACCATAAGGAGGCACAGGGCCGGGGTGCTCTAGTATTACTATCGGGCAGTTGGTATCTTCTTTTGGTCCTTTAGGGAATGAAGAGACAGGTAATCTGGTTGAAGGTTTGTGTTTTACAATATCCTCCTCTTCATAGAGGTCAACATACATACCGACCTTGAGCCCAGGAAACATGACCTCGAGTCTTTCTTTCTGGTTTCGGGCAATATCTCCATTGAAGTAATTTTCAGATGAAGAAAGGAAACACTCTTTTGGAGTTAGAGGATAGTACATGATAAGTTTCAGGTACTCTGTCTGATCAGGGTCAAGTGCTTTATTTGCTCTTTCTGCCTTGATTGTCTCAAGGGCTTTTATTTTGTCAGAAGCATGGAATGGTATTTTATCCAGCTCTTTTGTATCATGTGTTATTTTTCCTTCCTTCCGAAGATAATCACCAAGCGTAGTTTCATACTTGCAATCAAGGCGGTACAGACCCGACATAAACACACACGTTCTTTCGGCTGTTATAGGATCAGTTATTGCCAGAAAGTTGTTGGCATCCGGGTGATAAAAGAATCGTTCAGCATCAGCTCCCTTTTCAAAAGAGCCTCCGGTTCCAAAGAGCAAAGGAACACAACGCCAACCGAATTTAGATTTAAAGGCCGGCTTTGCAGCTTCAAAAGATTGTGCAAATGGAAACTTACCAATCTCATCGGTTGCATAAGCCTTAGCTGTAACACCGGCAGGACCTTCTGTATTCTTACCATCCGCTACGTTCCTGATGATAAGATATGACCATACTTCATCATCGTTGTCTTTTGCTTTAAGTCCCAGACGAACCATGGGTTTTCTCCAGTCTTTATCAAGCATTGGGATACGTAATCCTTCCCAAAGATTTTTTAGACCAAAGTCAATTTTATCTTTTAACAGTGATAAGTCAGAGTCATTACCACCTACTATTACATTCTGTGTATTCTGAAACAGTGTTGCATGATAACCCTGGTAAGAAGCCATAATCTCACTCTTACCAAACTGGCGTACACCTATATGCAGGTAACCTTTCTTTTCTACTCTACATTCCTCAAGGTATTGAGCAACTATCCACTCATTGTCCCGGAGAGAAGGTAATAATTTACGTCTTACAATATTTTCATACTCGTCCTCAATGTCATCACGTATCCACCAATGATTAAGGTGCCAGTAAAGCCAGCCGGAGAAAAATACTCCATCGACCATGCCACCCCCTAAACATCTTGCCTCTTCTTCCTTTACAAGTTTGTCATAAGCATCTGACCCCCTTGGAGGAATGCTCTTCTTGTTTTTAAAGAAGTCCGAGAATTTAATCTCTTTTATTTTCTTTTCAACTATCATTACATTCTGGATGGTCGATCAGCACCACCTTTCACATCTTTCTTCTTGTGTTCTTCAGCCTGTCGCATTTTATCAACTTGTTCCAAAAGTACAAGATATTCTTTCATCGTATCCCGAACACACTTTATCTGTGATTCAATTGATGCAATCACCATTGGTATCAATCCTCCTTTAGCAGTAGGCTTGAACTCAATACGATCCTTCATGTGTTGAAAAGGGTTTTCATCAACATACTGCTTCCATTCCTGAAGTTTTTGTTCAGCCCACTCAAGTTCAGTATTGATGTATATCTGTTTCTTAACCGTTGCCATTACTCTTCAATTTTGTTTTGCATTAGTTTTATCTTGTAGGCATCAATATCTTTCTTGAGCTCAGGTGTTTCAAGAATCTTCTCTGCAGCTTCACCATCTGTTGTCAGAGCTGGCCATTTTGATACCTCATCTGGGAAATGAGAACCAATACCACCAAGAGGGCAAAAAGCAGACATTGCTCTTGTCTTCAAATACATATTGCAGCCACAATCTGTACAAAAGTTATCCTTACGCATAAATGGACCACCTCCGGCTTTCAGTACATTAGGTGAGTAATGAGGACACTCATTACAAATAGCTATTCTTTCAGCAGCTATTTTCTCTACTGAATCTTTTATAAATACAGCATTGCCAATTCCTTCAAGCAATTTTCCAAATTCTATTTTCATATATTCTTTTGTTTACGTTGAACACATTTTGCAAGCTGTACATTAAGTACCTCTATTTTTTCTTCCAATACTTTTTTCTTTTCCTGAAGTTCTTTTCTTTTAGTTGGTCTTAAAGATTCTTCAAGTCTTCCTTCAATATATGCTATTTCTTTTTTGATCTCATCAATATACATTGGTACTTTAAACTGACTCAACCTTAATTTAAAGAACTTAGAGACATGAATAGTTCTGAATGTATCGGTACCTTCTTTGACTTTTGCCCACTGAAAATTATGAATCTCTCGAACAACCCCCTTACTAATACCTAACTGTTCTGCCACTGCTGCTATACAATCTTCAGTTATTTTGTCTTCAGGTATTTTATATATAGGGTCAATTGTCTTGTTGCCACTCCTATGATTTATAATATCTGCAGCCGGTAGATTTACGAATTTGTCCCGAGTACGCATTTGAATGAGAAGATAAAGTTATCCTGATTATTAAAATCCAATGTTACTTTAGGATGAAGAAATACAGTATTCTCCTTTTTAATGAGAATCTTTTTTTTCTTCAACTTACTGATAGTATTATCGACAGCAGCTATAGAACTGTTATAGTTTTCTACATAACCTATTTTACAAGGACCAGAAACAATTCCTTTATTTAAAGCAATGTGAGCAAGTAAACTTATTTCACCATCACTAAATTTAAGATTGTTAAACGCAGAAAGTAATTGAAAATAAACAGTTGCAATATCTCTTTTACTTGTTTTCTTTTTCTTAAAAGAAAAGCCCAACCATTGCTGACCATCTCGATCAGCAAAGGTTGTTCCATTCTGTATTGCTACTTGTTGCATTATTTCTTTTTAACTGGTTTCAAATAAAGGTCAACTACTTGATCACGTTCAATATTGTATACCTTTTTAAGATCTTCAAGTATCTTTTCGGTTACTTTACTATGACGAGAAGTCTTCCCTATATAGTTCATATGCACAATCTTATCATCGGCTAACTTAGCTACAAACTCAAATACGTGTTGCATGAGTAAATATTTTATGTTTTACTTGATAACATTGCATGAAGATCTGTATTAGTGTACAGCAAGTAAAAAGAAACAATTTTAGTAACAGCTTCTTCTACAGGCAATTCTTTACTTAACGTCATCTCATGCATTATATTACCATCATATTCAGGTATGCACCAAAATATAAACTTGTCTGAATCAGAAATCCTAACAAAACCTTTTTTAGAAGGATAGTCTTTTATTTTTTCTTCTACTAATTCTACTATATTTGGATTCATATACTATTTTTAATGTTGAGGAATAACCGGTACCAGATCTTTGGCAATTATTGCACGTTCCTGGTATACAAGATAACCTACCCCATTGAGTGCTATAGTTGCCTCAAATTGATTAGGGTATACATACACTATGTCCCCGGGCACAATGGTCTTTACATCGGCACCTACTGATTTTACAATAGCCCTCTCAAGGCCATTTCCTTTCAGTTCTTTTTTTATCTTCTCATCCATGATGATCAGACTTTCCTTCTCTTCTTCCATAATAGGAAGAACCAGTGCACGACCCCCAAGTACACCAATACTTACGTCAGTATTGTATGCCTCTCGTGTCTTTTTCATTTCTGCTTTGATGTCAGCTCTTTCTTGTGCTGATACTCCGATATCTATCATATATTTAATTGTTTAATCCATTTGATGAATTTCTCCTATATCTGTTGATTCACCCAGATTAGGGTTAAGCTCTGCCCACAATGAGAACTCTTCGGAAGTTATCTCCTTCCAGTTAACGAGATTAATCTTTCCCCACTTTTGATTAGGGTCATTGAGATTAGTATTGTGAATATATTGGAAAGGATGCATAGCAATACATTTTCCAATTAATGATCCTGACCTGGTACCATAAAGAATCCAGTAGAACTTTGTGGGTGTCTGTGTTAAGACTGTGCTGCCGGTTTGAAACGTATCCATTATGTAGTTGTTATATTTCTAACAAAGGTAGTGAGAATTATCATACTTGGTTAGGATTTCTAAAATATTTTCTAACAAAGTTAGTTAGCACATAGCTTCAGGGTATTGTTCTATTTCTTTCCATTCTATTTCTGCACAGGGAGGAGATAGTCTTAGTGTTATAGAGATATCAATATATGCAGTATCATTGATCTGTAGGGCCCAGGATTCCCGGCCATGGGGTGTAAACTCTTTTGGTGTATCTAAAGAATCAGGATACACTACTGGTACGTATCCCATTTCTGTTGCTACCTTAATAGGATGAAAGTAGATAAGCTTTGCGTTGGTAGCTTCTTTCATCTCAAGCAGCATATCAAGAGGATCACCTGCACTACTTACCCATGGTATCAAAACAATATCCATATCATTTAGAAGACTACCATGAAGGCAAGCAGC